CCAACATCTTTAGTTGGATATGCTACTGAAGGATATGTTGATAATGCTGTATTAGGAATTGTAACTACTGGGCAAATTTCAGGATTTATTACTGCTGGTGCTTCTGGTGCAGAATTCACTGCATTAACAGGTGCTGCTGCGGGTACATATGGTAATTTTGATAGATCCGCACGAATAACAGTTGATAATAATGGAAGAATTACTGGTATTACTGAAGTTGGAATAACAACAGATGGTGCTGGAATTGATGTTACTGGTATTTCTACATTTAATGATAATGTTTCATTTGCTTCAACCATATTAGTTGATGGTGCTGTAAATCTTACAGTTAATAATGCAACAATTGCAGGTACTGCTGGTTCAACTGGTGATATTAAGATGATTGGTGGTGCTCCATTCTTCTATGATGGATCTTCTTGGAGAGAATTTTCTCTTGCTAGTGGAACAACAGTTACTGATGCTGAAGACACCGAGTGGGATAATGTCATCCTTAGATCTACTTTTGATACCGATTATAGTGATGTATCAAAAAGTAGTAATAATATTGATGCTATTGCTAATGCATCACTAGTCACATCTCCTGTTAAATATGGAGCAAAAGCACTAAGACTTCAAGCAGGTTATGCTTCATATCCTCATGTATCTAACTATAATTTTACTGGAGAGTGGACTATAGAAGGATGGTTCTATTTTGATGCAATACCTATTAATGATATATCAAATGCAGATGTTTTAATATCAAAAACTGATGGTGGAGCAGCTAACAGTTGGGCCATTCTTGCGGAAGATTCAGGAAATACTGGTTACACTGATTTTAAATGGTGGAATCATGAAAAACATGGTTCTTCATATGGTGGTGTAGGAATTGGATCAGTAACTGAATCTTCTATATTCCAAAGTTGGAATCACATTGCTGTTGTTAGAGAACCTGATAATGGTTCAATTCACTTTTACTTTAATGGAGTTGAATCTGAAAAAACAATAAATGATCAAGTTATTGATAATAACATACAGACTGATAGTAGTGCAAAGATATATCTTGGTAAGAATCCTACGTTATCTGGTCAAGATGACTGGGATGGAGTAATTGATGACTTAAGAATTTCTACCGTTGCAAGATATACTTCTATTGGTAGTGCTACTACAACAACATTTACACCACCAACTGAAGCATATCCAACTTCAGGAACACTTACAACTACAGTTAATCCACCAGGAGATAAGTATGGTGAGATTGGACTTGGAACTTCTCCAACTTGGACAGGAACATCTGGTGTTACTGTTTCACAACAAGGTCAAGGAGAGTATCGTTTAACATTCACATCTTCTTATACTGATGTTGATGATTACTTTGTTCTAACTCAACCAATGGATCAAGGTTTTTCTGCATATGTTGGTGCCGCAAGATCTACTACACATGTAGACTTCACAATTAATAAACAAAGTGATAATGTGGGAGTAAACACTGGTTCACTTGCAGTTCAAGTTACGAATCATTCATAATCATCTAAATAGGTTACTTGACTTATTATCTTACAATAAATACTTAAAATCTTAAAGAACATGGCAATAGATTTTCCTAATTCACCATCATTAAGTGAAATTTTCAATTTTGGAGGTAGTGCCTACATTTGGAATGGAACCGCATGGGTAGGATATGCTACTGATCTTACAGTAAATTATAATGCATCATCTGTTGTAATATCAAGTGCTGATGTTCCAGTTGGTGCTACAACTACATTAAACTTTGATAGTTCATTTTTCATAGAGTATGATGATGTAGGTATTGCAACTGTAAGTGGTGGTGGAGCAGGTGCTGGTGGAACAACTGGAACCTGGACATTAGGTGCTGATGGTGTCAGTAACTATACATTCACTGGTCCTGGTTTAACTGGAGCAGAGAATGATCCTACACTTTACTTAGTAAGAGGTCAGACATATAATTTCACTAATAATATGGGTGCTCACCCATTTAGAATTCAAAGTGATCCCAATGGATCTGCTGGAACACAATATGATGATGGTATTACAAATAATAATGTAACTAACGGAACTCTAGTTTGGGATGTTCAGCTTGATTCTCCAAAAATTCTTTACTATCAGTGTACTGCTCACCCAAATATGGGTGGTCCAATTTATATTCTAGGTGAAGATGAGGTCAGTCCATCATATACTGACGTAAATGTTAGTGGTACTCTTACAGTCAGTCAAGGAAGAATTCAAGCAAATGCTTCATCTAACCTAAGATTTGGTAATATTGCTGCTGGATCTGGTAGTGGTAGAAATATTGCAATTGGTGATCAGGTTCTAGGTTCACTCTCTAGCGGTAATGGTAGAAACATTGGTATTGGTGAACTGTCACTTAATAATGTAAACTCTGGTGGATATAATGTTGGTCTAGGTATTAAAGCAGGACAACTGATTACTAATGGACAATATAACATTGTTGTTGGTGGATATGACGGTAACTCTGGTAGTCTAGACATTAGAGGTCTATCTAATCGAGTTGTTATTGCTGATGGTGAAGGAAATATTAGACAATACATTAATAATGAAGGAAGAACTGGTATCAATACAACAGTTCTCACAGACATGCTAACTGTTGGTGGTAGTGTTACTGCCACATCTTACTCTGGTGCTGCTTCTGGACTTACAGGATTGCCTGCTGGACAACTTACAGGAGTATTACCTGCACTCGATGGTTCTGCACTTACTGGTGTATCTGCTGTTGGATCTGGTATTGAAATCAAGGATAGTGGTTCATCAATTGGTGCTGCTTCAACAGTTGATTTCTCTACTGGTTTAGATGTATCTCCAGTATCTGCTGGTGTTGTTACAGTTACAGCAGCTATTCCTGGTATCAGCACAACAGGAACTTCAGGATTTAGTGATATTACTAGCACTGGTATTGATGTAACTGGACATATTGAAACTGATACTCTGAAGGTTTCTGGTGTTTCTACATTCCAGAGTGTAGAAGCAACAAGTGTGAGTACTGGTGACGGTTTCAGTTCTGGATTGAAGGTTGGTGTAGATGATGATCTTTATATTTACGAAACTGGCAGTGATGTTGGTATTGCTTATCAACGAACAGGAACATTGTTTATTCGTTCTGATGGAGATACCAAAATTGATAAAAATGGAAGTAAAAGATTACTTGCACATTCCGATGGTGCAGTTGATCTTTATTATAACAATACATTAAGACTTGAAACTGCAACTAACGGAATTACTGTTTATGGTGATGTAACACTTTCTGGTTCTGGTTCAGAATTTGTTGGTTCTGGTGCTGGTCTCACAAGTATTCCTTCAGGTGAACTTACTGGTGTATTACCTGCTATTGACGGATCTGCACTACTCAATGTTAATGCAACTGGTGATGGTGTTGTTGTTGAAAACAGTGGATCAAACGTTGGTTCTGCAAAGACTATCAACTTTGATGCTGGTCTAGATGTTAGTTACAGTTCTGGTATTGCTACTGTTACTGCATCTGGTGGTTCACTACAAAATAGAACAATAGTTTCTGCATCCACAGGATCTATTGCTGATAATGCTGTAGGTCTTGTAACAGTTACTGGATTTAAGTCTTATGCACTGATGAAAGTTGGTTTATCTACGGCAGGTTGGATTAGAATATATACTGATAGTGAATCTAGAACTACTGATTCTAGTAGAAGTGTTGGGGAAGATCCAGCAGCAGGAAGTGGAGTTATTGCTGAAGTTGTAACGACAGGCATCTCTACTGAACAAAAAATCTCTCCATTCACAATGGGTGGAAACATGGATGATCCAGTTGATACCATAATCTATATGGCAATTACAAATCTATCTGGAAGTACACAATCAATTAACGCAAACCTAACCATTCTCCAATTAGAGGCATAATAAATGGCAGTCGCAATCAATACAGTAGGAGTCAATACTGCCGACGTAGGCACCTGGAATGGTGAAGACGTTATTAACTTACTAGAACAACAACTAACTTGGTTAGAATGGCATGGTGATACTGATTATGGATTAGTTTCTGGAATAAGTAGTGTAAACGTTGGTAATAATGTACTTACTGGATCAGATAATGAATATTTTGAGGCATATGTAACCGAAACAACTGGAATTGGAACAGGTGCCGAACTTTATGGACATAGAATAACTAATAATATTGACGGTTTTTACGACCATAATGGTGAATTAACTTTTTTCCAAGTTAATAGATGTGGAAAAAATTATGTGGGTGGAGAAGTTATAAAAATACCTTCATCTTACTTTGGTGGAACTTATGATCAAGATCATGTTACAGCTCAAGTTATTGTTGATTCAACAATTTCTGGTGGTGTTTCATATGCAGTAACATTTACAACCAATGTTGATTATTGGTATGCAACTGGTGAAGATAGAAATGGTTCAGTTCTTGGTCCTGGAACTACAATTACCATTAAAGAAGGTGATACCTTAACTCTTGTGGGTAATATGGGAAGTAGTAGTGCTAGATATTATATGGGAATCGTTGACTCTGGAACTTTTGGTGGAAGTTTAGCGGGTTGTTATCAAACATCTGTTGTAGACAATGTTGATCATGCAGTAGATGTTCATTATTCAAATGGATACAGTAATGATGCAAACGCAACAGTGATTTGGACACCAGAATGGGGTCAGAGAGGAACATATTATGTAAAACCACTTAGAGATAGTACGACTATTGCAACTGATGAAGCATTACACCCAACAATCATTGTAGAACCTGCAGATGCTGGAAACATTTCAACAACTGGATATGGTTCTACTACAACATTTTATGATGCTTACAGAAACGGAAGTACTTCTTCCGCAGTTTGGAAACAAGTTATAGATGAAAATAAGAGATATGGAACAACTTGGAGAGGATTTGTATTTAACAATAGTAATTCAACATTATATCTTTTAGCAGGTTCTGGTTATAACCCAACACCTACACAAGCAAATAATAGTACAACTTCTAAAACTGCAACTGGTGGTCATGGTTATGGAAGACGTTTTTCTGGAACACCATACTTAGATTGGAGTAATCTTGATGTGATACACGGTTCTGAATCAAAACTATTACAAACTGGCAATCTGTATCAGCAGGGTCAAACATCTTTGAGTACAGGTGGTTCTACTACATATGAACTCAATTTAATTGTTTACAGATCTGGTATTGATCCGAATTTTGCAGTATTTTCTTTCTTCAAACCAACTGCTTCTAGTACAGTATTTGATACGACAACTAAAAGTACATTCTTCTTCAGTAATTATACAACTAATGTTTGGGATTTGGATTATCTATATTTGAGTGGAGTGACAGTAATTGATGGTGAAGGAGGAAATACAACTGATCCTAAAATAAAATTTAAAACTTATCTTGAAGGAATTCATGAAGGTACTAACTATCCATCAAAAAGATCTGCAGAATTTGGTTATGATCAATATTATGGTGATACATCTGACACATTTTTTGAAGATACCTATGAAGCAAAGACTTATGAACAGACACTTTCTACAAATACTGTAAGTATTTACTATAGACCAGGAGGTACTGACAAGAGAACAACTGGTGGTATCTCCCAAGCAGGTCCAGATAAACTGGATCCTTCTACCGATTTTAATGCGGTAATTAAAGGTATTCCACTTTCAACAAAAATGATACCTTGCCCCTATTATCTACCAGATGATTTTGTTCTTATTCAGTTTGACTATAATCAAACAGGTGCAAATATTCAGCAAGGAGATACTATCACAATTAGTGGTTCTGAAATTTATAAAGTAATTGAAGCATCATATAATCAGACCACCAGGACAAGAGGAATTTTATTCTGTGCGAGGATAGTTTAATGGCAGACTGGTCTATTGCAAATTTAACAACCACAGTTACTGGGATTGCATCAACAGCATTAAATGTTGATGCAGTTATTGGTACAACATATGACTATATTTGGCAAAGAGATGGAAGTGTTATTAAAATTGTAATGAATGGAACCAAAAGACTTGGTTCAATTAGTTTTGAAGAAACAAAAACACTTTATCTTCCAGATTCCAAATCATTTGTAAGTCCAAATGATTCTCAAGATAGACCACCAAATGGTCAGATGTATCCTAGATTTAATAAATAACTAAAAATAAAAACCAATGGCAGTATCCATCAGCACAATTACAAAATCAGCAGGTTGGGCAAGATCTGATGTCGTTCTTGCACTTGAAGAAGCATTTGAAATTGTAGAGTTTCATGGTGAAACTCTAACAGGTATTGTCACCTTTGTTACTCAGAGAAATGGTGGTGAATTAACTGCAAATGAGGACGATTATTATAACGTTGAAGCATCAACAACATCTGGAATTGGTACTGGTGCAACTTTTGATATTTACAGAAGTAGTGGTGTAATTATTGATATACACGTAAATCGTCCTGGATATGGATATATTGATGGTGAGTATTTAACTTTTGATCCATCTTTAATTGGTGGTGGTGCTGCTATTGGATTAGGTATTACTGTAAGTGTTGCTGGAAATGGTTCACCAACATCATATGGATCTACAACTACATTTTATCAAAAACATGTTGGAGTTGGAAGTGAATATCCTTTTGCTGTCTTAAGGCATGAAATTGAGTCTGGTAAAAAATATGGTACAACTTATAGAGGATTTCAAGTTTGGTCTGACTTTAATTTATCATTTGCTGTAGGGAGTGCATTCCATCCATATTCACCAAAATATACTGATACTGACAATGACAATAATCCATCACAGTCGCAGGCATCTAACACAACTGATGGTTCTTCTGGATTTCAATATAGATTTGCTGGTCAATATCTTGTAGACACTACTGGTGTTAGTGGTAGTGACGTAGTAACTAGTGCCTCATCAGCATGGTATAATGTAACTTCAAATGATGGATATGATCCCACTAGCAACACTTACCATACAGCATTTAGAAGTAACCAAGTGGGATCTTGCAATCCAAATTATAATACTTCATTTGCAAATGCTCTCAGATTTGCAACAACAAGTTCTCCGTCAACCCATGACTTAAAATTAAGGATATATCAGTCTGCTCTTGATCCTAAATTTGCAATATTTTCTTTTAGTCAACCAACATTAGCAGGTTCATCAATTGATAATAATGTATTTCTAACATTCTTTTTCCATAATTACACTTCATCACTATGGGATTATGATTATTGCTATAATAATGCAATAACTATTATTCGACCACAACGTTGTACTAATACAATTTATGGAAATTTTTCACAAATAAATTTTGACACACTAACTCATGGAAACTTTTATAACTATTACACTGAGTCATCTCCACTTGATACTATGAATGGAGTTGCAAATTTAAGATCTGCATTTGTTGGTTATATGAATGCGAGAAGTAATTCCGATTCCATCGGAAGAACTGTTTTTGCAGATCAGTATCGAAGTACAATGTCATCAACGTCTGCCACTAATAATGATTATAATGGGCAGACCTCACAAGCATATGGTTATCATGAAAGCAATATTGGTGGTCCAAATGCAATATATGCAAGAACTTCAAATCATACCAAAGCAACTTATCCAGATAGTGTAAGTTCTCCCGCAGAATTAGATTATAATTCTGTTATCAAAGGAATTCCAGTTTGCTCCAAAATGGTTCCTTGTCCATATTATCTACCAGATGATTTTGTTTTAATTGATTTTAAATACTCTACTAGTGAAACAAACTTTACACAAGGTGACACAATCACAATTAGTGGTTCTGAAGTTTATGAGATAATTCAGGCTTCTTATAATCAACATACAGAAACCTCAGGTATTGCACTCTGTGCAAGGAGAGTCTGATGGCAGATTATTCTATCCCATCATTAGGATCAGTTCAATCTTCTGGTTTATCTACTGGTTTTCAATCAACAAAAGTAACAACAATAACATTAAATCCTATATTTCGTGATGCAAATTTACTTGGTGTTAATTTTTCTGTTGTGGGATTAACTACACAGCAACGTGGGTGGAATGCACCAGGGAGACCACAGTCTGGTCAGATGTATCCCAGAGGTGTATATAATAAATAGCAGATTATTAAAAACTAAATACTCTTAAGAGATCCACCTAGCTAAAGAAATAGATGACTAGAAATAGTAGAGAATTATCTCAATTTGCATCTTTTGTTGAAATTAGAGATGCTAATCAAAACATAGGATTGTCAACATCTATAGTGATGTTGGGTGGTGTGGGTATCGGTAGCACGGTCGGTGACTATCTAACAGAGAGAACATCAAGAGGTTCTAATGCCAATGACTCACTGATCAACTTTAATGAGTCATATTTGTTAGATGATGTTTATATTGAAGGAAACTTAAATATTGATAATGGATCTAGTGGTTCTGTAACTGGTTTTGGTGCTACATTCCCCAAGTTAAACGTAGGTGGACTAACAACAACTAGGGATCTTGTAGTTACTGGAGTTACTACTCTTTCCCGTGACACTGGAATGGGAACGGTTTATATTGGACAACCGTCAGTTCCTGTTGCAAATGCTCAAGGTAGTGATCCATCAAATGGTAACGCAGATTTTGGTCTCAGTCCTGTTGGTCCTGGTGGTGGTTCATATGCTGATAGTGATAGCGTAGCACATGCTCTAGTTGTTATTGATAATGTTGGATCAGATGATCCTAAAGAAAGTGCATTATATGTTGCTGGTAGAGTACATTTCAATGGTACTGATCCTGTAATATCTGGTCAACCAGGACTTGGAACAGAATTTGTTGTTGTTCCAGGTTCAATATTCTATGACACAGCAACCTTCATGGAAGGTGTTGATGTTGTTCCAGCAGAAGGTGCCAGTGTTCGTCCAACATTAAGAGTTTTAAGTCCAGAATTTGAGAATAATCCTGGTATTGGAATCTCTGACAATTTTGCAAAACCAGCAATTTATACTAGTGGTGGTCTTCAAGTTGATTGTAACTTAGGTGTCGGTAAATCTACTAAAATTGATGGTTCCATTTCAGTTGGTTCTAGTATTGATTATAGTAACCCAATAGGTGCATCAGAGAACACTTTCTTTAATAATACTGCATTTAGAGTTCCAGAAGTTTATGTAGGAATTGATTCTGGTGATAAAAGATTTGTAGATGGAAGTGCTGCTGCCAATGGAAATAGAACAAGTATTAACTTTGGTACATCAACACTCACAGACTTATTACCAAAGATTGCTGATGGTAGACCACATGCGTTCATTGGATCTGAAAGTGGACGTTGGGAAACTGGTTTCTTCCACTTCTTAGATATTGGTCCTCTTGGAACAGACAGTCAGGTAAATATGGTAAACCTAGACGTTGGTCTGGGTGCAACTATTGCTTACTTATCTGTTGCTGGTGCGGGAGGTGGAACTGATGAGAATGAAGTTTATCTAGATGTTGGTCCAGGTAAAGCAACATTTGCCAATGTTGATAGTGCAGGTTTCTTTAGTCATGTTGGTGTCGCAACAATCACTGGATTTTTAAATGTTATTAGTGATAGTTACAATAATGCATATGTAGCTACTGCTTTCCAAGCAAATAACGTAGATTTATATAAGCAAGACGAAAATAATAGTATAAATCCTGAGTTCTTCTATCCAGCAATGGGTAACTCTGGACAAAATCAAACTGCTGCTGGTGGCCAACTATTTGTCAACCCAGGTTTCTACTTGGATGCATTTAGTACAAGTCTATTCGTACATAACAACCTGAATGTTCTTGGTACTGCAATTAATGCAGACGAATCTGAAGTTGATTTAAGATTTGACCTATTAAATTATGGTGTTAAAGAACTCAATCTTGCAAGTAATGCAAGATTTATTGATATTGGTGAAGCAGAAAGTGCCGATGGTGGATTTACATCTATTAGAAGTAATGTAACTGAACTAACGAGACTTAGACTTTCGCAAAATGATATTCAGGCATCTACTGGTGACACAGCAATTAGACTTTTCGATAACACATATGTAGCAATTTCTGGTTGGGTACAAATTGGTGGTACTTATATTAAGTGTGATCAAAACGATATCAATATCGCAGATACATCATTAAGAGCAGACCTATTTAAAAGTGCAACTGATATTGTAATTGGTGGAAATGATATTGGTGTTACCACTATCAGAAGTAATGTTACCGAAATTTTTAGTTTCCTAAGACTTGGTAAGAACACTATTCAGGCAGATGATGGGGCAACTGCGATTACAGTCGGTACTGCTGGAACGTATGTAGAAACTACTGGTGATTTAATTGTTGGTGGTAATGACATTCAAACTGGGTTTGGTATTACTAACATCCAGATGATTGGTGATAGTAAAACTATTCTTTATGGTGATCTAGAAGTTCGTGGAAATCAAATTCTAGCATCTGACAGTACAGTTAATATCTTGATGTTTGATGATCAAGAATTAACAAGTTTTACTGGTGATATTAGAGTTGAAGGTAATAATATCTTAGCAGGTACTGGTGATACTAATATCACTATGGTAGCAAATAATAATACCATATTTGCTGGACCAATTCAAGTCAATGGTGATATCATTCGTGCAAGTAATGGTCAAGATAATATCACAATGGACAGTGATGTAAAAACGACTGTTGCAGGTGATTTACAGGTGGGCACAGGCACCATGCGTGCTGGTGGTGGAACTATTTGTATTGCAATGGAAGATGGAACTGGTAGTGTTGCAATTTCAAGTGATGTTACTGCTAATAGTGCATTCTTTAATGGTATTGAAGCAAGACTGAATGTTCAGGATGTCAACATTAGAGATAACCTTCTCACACTTGGTCTCATTGAAGATCCACTCAATGAAGGTACACTCATTCCACCTAATGTAGCAGTAGGAAATACTGGTGATGCTGGTATTTTGATGGCACGTTATGATGTTGGTCTTTCAACTCATAAGTATGCTGGTATTTTCTATGATCAATCCGCAGGAAGAGTTGCAATTCGCACTGATGTAGATCCCGATCCTGGCACTGGTGAAATTGGAAGAGATCGTTATGTTCTACCTCAAGGACTTCCATCAGAGATGGAGTTACAGAATCTCTATATTAATATAAACAATACTCTTGGACTTACTACAATCTTTGAAGCAGCAACAGTTGACACTGGTGAAGAAGTTAAAGAAGTTCTGAATATTGTAAATGTTGAGATGGATGCTGGGTTCTATTGACAAGATATCTAAACCCTGCTAGACTACGTTTGTCAGGGTTAGAAAAGATAGCTCTAGACAATTCAGAGTAATCATCTATATAATAATAGAAAATTACTAAAGGATATATTTTCATGAACCCATCTGAGATTTCTTTAAGAACTCCATCAAAATCTTTTGAGTATGAAAGACTTTCAAGAGATATCGATAAAATTGAGGATATTGAAGAACTAAGAACGGCTCTTAAGTCATATATAAAATTATATTTTAAACAACAAGAAACACTTAAATTTCTCTGATAGGAACAGTTCTTAAACTGTCACAAGCACCTTGACTTTAGGGTCTGGGTGCTTTATAGTATATACATTGATACGGAAAGCATTTGACCATCACTCTTCGTCCTCATCAGAAACGTGCTTGTGATGCTATGCTTAAGCATGACATCGGTCAAATCATTGTTCCTACAGGTGGTGGTAAAACTATCTGTATGATTCAAGATGTCATAGAGAATTGTAAGTATATTGACAACGGAATGACGACTGTTGTTGTTGCTCCACGTATTCTGTTGGCAGAACAACTGTGCTCTGAATTCCTTGAGTTGATTGATACAACTCATACACATGTGATGCATGTTCATAGTGGTGAGACACAGCATTTCAGCACCACTAAAGCAGATCAAATCCACATGTTTGCTAATACTGCACGTGCAGTAGGTGAGAACTGCATCATTTTTACCACATATCATTCTCTCCATCGTGTTATGGAAGCAGATATTGAGGTAAACAACATCTATTTTGATGAAGCACACAATTCTGTGACTCGTAACTTTTTTCCTCCTACTGAGTTTTTCAGTCATAATGCTGATCGTTGCTACTTCTTTACTGCAACTCCAAAGCATTCTATCACAGTGATGAAACCTGGCATGAATGATCCTGAAGTTTACGGTCAGGTTATTTGTCAGGTTCCTGCTCCTGAACTTGTGAATGGTGGTTTTATCATTCCTCCTAAGGTTGTTGTCAATCAATTAGATAATGTAGATCTTTACCCTGATGTTCCTGTTCGGGATTCTACACATCTAATTAAGACTATTGACGAGACTGGTGCTGATAAAGCATTGATCTGTTCTAAATCTACGCAGAACATTATCAATTTGATTGGTCAGTCTGACTTTACTTTTCAACTAGAATTGCGTGGTTATTCTTACATGTATATCACTGCTAAGACTGGTGCTATCATCGATGGTCGTAAGGTCAACCGTGAGAAGTTCTTTGACACTTTGAGTGCTTGGGGTAAGGATGATACTAAAAAGTTTGTTGTGCTTCATCACAGCATCCTCTCAGAAGGTATCAACGTCTCTGGTCTTAATTCTGTTATTTTTATGAGGTCAATGAATTACATTGGCATCAGTCAGACTATCGGTCGTGTGATTCGATTGCATAAAGATGATGCTGCTGGTCTTCGCAATGGAACTATTGTTCCAGGTAAACTTGATCAGTATACCAAATCTTATGGTTTGGTTTGTATTCCTGCTTATAACAAAGTTGGTATTCAGACTGCTCAAAAGATTCAGAATGTTGTTGACATTGTGTTTGAGCAAGGTGCTGCTGCTGTTTCCGTAATTAAGAAGTAATTTATGAAGTATACATACACTAACTCATCAATCTTACAATCTGTATATCGTAAGCAATTTTGTTCTGATGATGGTAATTTTGTTGTGATTCCGATAGCAGGTAAGAAAAAGAAATACACTACTATCATTGAAGGAAAACCAACAGGAACATTATATCGTAACTTTGACACAGCATTGTCAGCAGTGTTAAAATTGCAAAAAAGACACCTTAAGAAACAAAAAAAGAAATAGTATGACTGAATTTGCAATTTATGGTGATGTACCAAATGGAAATGAAGAATATTTAATTCCTATGTTCTCTACTCCACTTCTACATCTTAAGATAGAAAATTGGGAGGAAAAGAAAAAAGAACTTCTTGAAATGTATGAGAGAAGAAAATCTGATAAATCTAAATTTAAAGTTGCCACAGGAAGTGAAACCAGTTTAGATGTAGAGACTGATTATCATTTTAATCATGACCATGGAGAGACCTATGATGAACTAATCATGGATCTTTTTAGGGATGAGTTAGAAGCACTTGCTGATACATTTGAATGTGGTGTAGAAGTTTGTACTTCATGGTTTGAGAAAGCATCAACCACTAAGTTTCATCAAGTTCATAACCATGGGTCTCAAGGATTCAGTGCAGTTTGTTTTGTTCAATTTGATCCAAAACATCATACACCAACTATCTTTTTGAATCCTAATCTGGCAGATGTTGAAACCTGTAATATTATTCCACCTGGAATTAGAGAGGGATCAATGATATTTTTTCCATCATATGTTCTCCACTATACTGCACCAAATCAAAGTGATGTAGATAGAATAATTTTATCATTTAATGTTAATACGGAGTATGAAATCTTTTCATTTGAAGAAGAAAGTCAAAATTCAAGTGAATACTGCACAACCGATGTCTAAATCATTTGTTCTCAGAAACTTTCTATTTCAAGATGATGTAAGAAAACTAAATCAATGGACTATTGATAACTGCTGTCAAGAGTTCTTTGAGGATGCTAACATGGATCCTGATAATTCTGGAACAAGGTTTACAACTCGGTTTCCAAATGAATCAGTTGCTCCAAGTATAGATTATCCTGATGCCGCATACATTGCCAGACAAAGAATTATAAATTACTTTGACTTGTATGAATACAAAAGTCCTCCATCATATAGTCATGGGATTGTAAATGGTATTGGATATTCTGGTGGAAGAATAGAAGAACATATTGATCCTACATATTATCCAGATACGAAAACAGTTCATTTTAATGCCATTACACAACATGCCGATAGGGGTGGACATACTATCATTGGTGGTGTAGAATATACTGACTTAGATCCTACAGATCTTTTAATATATCAAGTATCTGAAATTCACCATGAAGTTACTGTAACCAAAGGTGATAATCCTAGAATACTATGGGTGTTTGGTTTTTGTTTAGACGATGAAAAGATAGGAGAAATATTTTTATGAGAGATTTGAGAAGAGATCCAACACTATTTGAGACTAATGATTTCTCAAATATGAATATTATTGAGTTTGTTGATGGTAATAGAGTATCTAATCTTTATTGGATGGATAACTTTTATAAAAGACCTGATGATGTTTATAGTTACTTACTTTCGATTGAACCACCACTATGGAAAGTTGGACCAGAATGGGATTTAGGTAGAGGAACTCTTAATACCAAATACTTTGAAGATCGCAGACATATGATGAAACATCCTGGTATCTGTTCATTATATAATAAACTTAGCAATATTTGTAATCAACAACCTCTAGATGATGAGATTGTAACTAATTTCACAAGATTCTCGAAAGTTAAAGAAAACCCACATGACACTCATTTTTGGTGGCCACATCACGATGGAGGATATAATGGTATCTGCTATCTTTCAAAGAAAGAAGAGATTGGAACAAATTTATATAAACCAACTGTTACTGACAATCCAAAAATTTTACCCTTAGATGAGAATGGTGGTGTGAGAGATGAACATGCTATTCCATGGACACCTAAAGATTTGTGGGAAATTGTAGTTAGATTTCGATCAAAGTTCAATCGATTTGTTATGTTTGAGGGATCTTACTATTATCACAGTATGGATCTTACGGGTAAAAATTACTTTGCGGATCACTATAGTGATGCTGAGTTTAGAATTAATCAAGTATTTTTCTTCAGGAATCCTAGGGCAAGAGAATAATGACAGAGCATAGATTTAGACCAGAAGTAAAACCAAATGATGATAATTTTGTTCCTATAGAAGTAGAAACTAGGGATAGAATTGAATTGTTCACCACACCATTTTTTGATTATAAATTAGATTTTGATAATCAAGAAATTGTTGATGAGTGTTTTGAACTAAAAGATAAGTATCCGAATGGAGTTAGGAAATCTAACTTTGCAGATGGGTGGCAAAGTCAAGTTTTTGAATTATGTGAAATACGGAGAGGAGTTACACCTGCAATCCAAAATCTTGCTAGAAATGTTATTGACCTGACAAATGATATGTTAGAAGATTGTGGTTCTGGGTCAAGAGTTAGTGATGAGCAAATTGGTTGGTGGATTAACATCAACAAAGGAATGGGTTACAACGTCTTTCATACACATCCTGGTTGCTCAGTTATTGGAATCTATTATCCAATGATTCCTGATAATCTTGAAGAAAACGAGGGAAACTTAACTATTCTCAGAACTGATCCATCAAATCATAATGCTGCATTTGCCGATGTCCCCAATCATTGTGAATGGGTAATTAAACCTGAGGTAAATAGGTTGTATTTAATGCCTTCTACAGTTGGGCATTATGTTACACCACATTTTAGTGACAATGAGAGAATATCTATCGCATTTAATATTGGATAAATAATACACGTATCCGTTGTTAGTAATTGGTATAATATGTCTATTCTGCAAACGAGTGGTATACAATTTGGACTTGATAATACTGTTTTAAACTCTAAGTATGGCATTATTCCTCAGAATAGTGTAGCAGTGTTTTATCAACCATCAGCACCCAGTGGATGGGCACAAGTAACCACTCATAATAATAAAGCACTTAGAGTTGTATCTGGTTCTGGTGGAGGATTTGGTTCTGGTGGAACTGCTGGTCCTGGTGGACAACCATTCTCTACCATATTTCCCACATCAACTCGTCCAATTAGTGGAACTGTAACTGCTGTTGGTACTGTTGGAGGAACAACATTGACCACTCAGCAAATTCCTGGACATACACACAATGCGGGTTCTCAAGTTAACGTAAGTCCTGGATCTCCTGGTATTGGTGGACGTGCTGTAAATTCTGATGCACCTGCAACATCACCAACTGGTGGTGGAACATCACATACTCACCCATTTTCTGGTGGAGCATCACCATATTCTGGAAGTATTGATCTGAGAGTTCAATATATTGATGTCATTCTCTGTCGTTTTAGTTGAGGTATAAGATATGTCAATTTTAAAGGCAGACGGAATTCAGTTTGGTGGTGGCAGTCAGTTAAATAGTTTTTACGGGATTATTCCTCAATCCTCTACGATGGTATTTTACCAGGCGGCAGCACCAACTGGTTGGACTAAAGATATATCAGAAAACGATAAATCACTTAGAGTTGTTGATGGTACTGGTGGATCATCTGCTGGATCTGTAAGTTTCACTACATTATTTAATGATTCTGGTGCAGACAGCACTGTTTCTTCAACTCTTTCAGGAAGCACTGGACCAACAACATTAACAACAGATCAACTTCCTGCACATACACATAACACTGGAAGTAATCCTAATTCATATAGATCTTCCGAAGGTTCTTCACCATTTAGACAAAATAATAGACAACCACGTGGATATAATATTAGAGCATCAACTAGAATTGTTCTAGACACTAGAGTTAGTGTCGATTTTAGACAACCAACAAATGTAAGACAACCTCTTAACTATAGACAACCACAAAGGCAGAGAGTTCCACTTAGACAGAGACAACCAAGAAACTTTAGAGTTAGATATCAAACACGTTCTAGAAATCCATTTACTTTCAGAGTTCCTGTTCCTTTCCGTGTTCCATTAAGATCTAGAGCACCATTTAGTTTCCGTCAGGGTGGTGGAAGAAGTAGAAGACCAATTCCAAACTCTTTCCGTGTTGGTGTAAGAAGGAATGATAGAGAACCAAGAAGAAGAGGAGGGAGACGTAGAAGAAACGATAGATTCCCAAGAAGAGCAGTAAGAAGACAACCTAGAAATACAAGTTATAGGCAAAGAAGGCAAACTCGAAGACCTGTATCTGGAAGACAGAGAAGATCTTTCCGTCAACCTCGTAACTTTAGACAACCCAGAAATGGTAGGCAGAGAAGAGATTTTAGACAGAGGCAACCGAGAACATTTAGAGTGAGATATTCATTCAGGCAGAGAAATGGTTTCCGAGTGGATATTCCGTTTAGAATAACAGTTCCTCAAAGAAATCCTGCATCCTATAGACAACCAAGAGCATATCGTACACCTCAAAGATATCCTCAAGTTACGAGTATAAGATTCCCATTGAGAACTTTGAGTCCTGGTGGTACTATCAGGGCAAATAATACTCAAGCACCTGCAACATCATCAACTGGTGGTGGTCAAGCACACGTTCATCCATTTACTGGATCTCCAATATCATTTACAGCAGGATTATCACCATTGAGAGTTCAATATATTGATGTGATTCTTTGCAGTTTGGATTGATCGTGCTATAATAAATAATACACTGAATTTTATCTTATGACTAAATCAACTGGCAAGTGGTGTCCGCTTATTAAAAAAGATTGTGTCGAACATAAGTGTGCATGGTATACACATATCACTGGGCAAGATCCTAACACTGGAAATCCAGTAGATCATTGGTCTTGTGCAGTTCAATGGATGCCAATGTTGATGATTGAAAATAGTCAACAACAAAGATCTACAAGTTCTGCTGTTGAATCATTCCGTAATGAAATGACAAAGGCACATGAAACTAATCAGAACATGTTAGATGCCGTTGGCAATATGTATCTTGATATGTGTGAAGCACAGGGTGTCAATGTTTCTGAATACATTGAACAAATCGAAGGTATAGATAATGAAGAAGAAAATTTACTACCCGAATCTGACGAGGAACAACAATGAAAATTTCCATCATCCCAGAAGATAAAAAAATTATTGTAGATGGTAAGACTGTTGATCTTGAGGATAATGCACCTTGGGACTTTGATGATGAAACTGTCCATGCAATTCAGTGGAGAGATGGCAGAGGTGAATTAGAATATGAAGATGTCATTGGTGAAGATCCTGTACCAAATAAAATTTTTAGTGAAGATGAATTTGATACTATTGTTCAACCATATCTAGACTATTTTAATACATTCTTGTCAATCTATGAGCAGAGAGAACTTGCTGCGGCATTAGAAGAAGAGGAAAATCTTTCTAAGCAGATTGAAGAATTGAACATTGATAAACTTGAGAAAGAAGCACAACTTGTCATCATTAATGATCTTCAAAAGCAAAATGAAGAACTTCGTAGTGAGAAAGAAAAACTTTACGATCTAAAATCTAAAGAAGAACAGAAAAGTGTCTATGATAGGCAAACCACTCTGATGGAACTTGAGAGAGAAAAAGCAGCAAGAGAAAGAGAAGTTGCAGCACTTGAACAACAAAAAGCAGATGAATTCTTTCAGAAAAAGTCTTTAGAACTTTCTAAAAAGTATGATGAACTTTATCATAGTTTTGAAAAAGAAAAGGAAGAATTTATTGAGGAAAGAAAGCAGTATCAAGAACTGCTTCAGATGGAACGTGATAAGATGGAAAGAGAAACAGAACTTCTCGAAAAGAACATTCTTGAAGATGAGCAAGAAAAAGAACTTAAGAGAGCAAATGATGATAAAGTTCGTGAACTTGAACTAGAACAAATTGAAATTTCTAGAATGGAACTTGAACTTCAAAAGCAAGGACTTGAAACTGCATGGGGTGATGCACAATTTACAATGGAAGAAGTTGTGCGTGAGAGAGAAAAAATGAAACTTGATCATGAGTTGGAACAGAAAAAATTCCAACAGGAAGTTGATCATGAGATGGATATTATCATGAGATCTCATGAAGAAGTTCTTAAGAAAATGGATATTGAACAGACATATGATGAACTTGATGATGCATTAGAGAGAGAATTTGATAGGGCAGAGAAAGAGTATAGAGAAGTGCAAAGAGCAAAACTTCTTGAATCACATAAGGCAGAAAACACTGATCCAAGTCAACTATCTAAACTTGCTAAAGAAAGTATAGAGAGACAAGAAATTGAGAGTGGTCAAGAATATAGTGTTGATGACATTTTGTCACTCATGGATGAAATTGATCCAGAAAAACTATACACTACTCTTACAGATGATGAGAGAGACGATGGTAATGGAATGCCTCTAGATAAGGCAGTTAAATGGTTTGCTGCATTAAAAGAAGTTCTAGATAAAAACGATAAGTAATGACATATGAAACTTGAATTATTGAAAAACAACTACATTGTTGTTCCTGGTTTTATTGATTTAGATTATGCTAAAAGATTAGAAACAGAGTTTATCGTAACAGACGCACAATTTAAGTTTGAAGGTGATGAACAGGCACCAAACTCTTCATCATGCTTTAACTTTCATCCTGCTATAGAATTACTCACCAATAAAACTAGCACAGTTAGTGAACTTATCGGTGAAACTGTTCTACCAACATATACTTACTCCAGAATATATCGCAACGACAGTGTTCTTAAGAGGCACACAGATCGTCCTGCTTGTGAAATATCAATGACAGTACATCTTGGTGGTGATAAACCTTGGGCAATCTGGATTGAGACACCAGAAAGTGTAAAAAAATGCATCACTTTGAATCCTGGTGATGCTGTGTTATACTTAGGTTGTGTTTCTCCACACTGGAGAGGTAGATTTGAAGGTGACTATTATGCACAAATCTTCTTACACTATGTGAGAAGTAGAGGAATGTATGGTTGCACATATTTTGATAGACTAATCACAGAAGACATTGAAGATCATGAAGCACTACAAAAGGAGTATGATGAAATGAAAAACAAATTTGACCATGTATCCACAAAAACAATTCTCCCTAAAAAATATAGAGATCAACAGTCATCCTCATTAGATATTATTGAACAGGATGATGAAACAGAACAATATATCAATTTTGATGACGTTGTTATAGCAAATAGTAAATATGAAAAGTTCCTTAAACCTAAGAATACACCAGAAATACAAACTAAAACAAAGGAATTAAGTCGTTTTAGTTTGGAGCATTTTGTCTGGCACAAAGAAGAGTTTATTGATCCAGATTTTTGCGATAAACTTTTGGAAGAATATGCTCCAACTAACTATTGGGAGAGTACATTAACTGGTGCTGGGCATGATCCAGATGCAAGAAGATGTGAGTTTATTCCAATTTCAGATCAAGCAGTTATTGAGGAAAATAATCAAGAGGGTAGGAGAGAAATTGATAATTATCTCTTTAATGTTGTAAAAGGTATCATTGAAGAATATCAGGAAAGTTATCCTGAATTTGAATTGGAGATTCAAGAAGATAGTGGATATGAACTACTAAAGTATGAAGAAGGTGACTTTTATATTCAGCATACTGATTCATTTAAAGACCAACCTAGAGCATTGACTGTCATTATGTCAATGAATGATGGTTATGAAGGTGGTGAAGTTGCACTATTCAACCGTGAATTAGTGTATAAACTCAATGCTGGTGATGTATTAGTTTTCCCATCTAATTTTATGTACCCACATGAGATTTTACCTGTAACTGAAGGAACTAGATATTCTATCATAACCTGGATTGTATGAAGGATAGTGATTTTATTGGTGTTTATCTAAATTCATTAGATAAATCTACATGTGACAATGTTATTGAATACTTTGAATCTAACTATAAACATCCCGACGATTCTGATTGTAAAATAAAAGCAGGATATGGTTCAGATGAAAGTGAGAGAGGTTATCTTGCTCGTCATGATGAACAATGGTACTTGGAATCAGGCAATCCTTGTGCAGATCTTGTCCTAAAAGTTGTTGATCATTGTTGGGAACAATACCGTAAAAAGTATTGGGTTTCTGATTATATTGATGTCTATTTTGATGAGGTAAAAATACAAAAGACTTCACCTAGAGGTGGATTTCATGATTGGCATTGTGAGGTAAATGATCTAGGAGTCGTTGACAGATGTGTTGCATGGATGTTATATTTGAATGACATTCCTGAAGGTGAAGGTGAAACTGAGTTTCTTTGGCAAGGTCTCAGAGTACAACCAAAGGCAGGTACGATGTTAATTTGGCCAGCATTCTACACTCATACTCATCGTGGAAATCCCGTATATTCTTGCAGTAAATATATTGCAACTGGATGGGGTTTATACTTAAGTGACGATGATGTTGAAATGGTTGACCATTTTGAATGGGATAATGAAAAGAAAATCTACACAGGAAGAAAAAACTAATGGCACTATCAGATCAAGTTAAAGACGAATTAGACTCTGCTCAGACACATCTTCGTGAAGCATTAGCATTTGCTGCAAGAAATGAGAAACCTTTTATTGTTAAGACATTGGGTGAAATGATCCATGCCTTAGATACTTTAGGACATGCAGATGAGTTTATGGATACTATGAAGGACTTATTGGAGGAGCAGAATGATGAATTACCAGATTTTTAACGAACCATTTCCATACATTATCATAGAAGATACCTTCGATGCAGAACAACTAAAACTGATTTGGAGAGAACTTGAATTTCTTCTCGATAAATTGAATGATCCAGAAAAGTATTATGCTGCAAAGGATGAAAATGGAAACTACATGACAACAGCAAAAGGTATGTCATTGGATGCACTGTATAGTCAAAGATCTGTCTCCGACATTCTAAACATTACTGGAGATATTTTCTTTAATGATGATAAATTTTTTGATGATTTGATACAAAATAATCAATATTGGGTGACATATGAAAAATCTGATACAGATTATACCAAAGTTAGGAGATATTATCCTGGTGATGGATATGAACCACATACAGACTATTGGGTTCATGCTTTAATTAGTACCACATTATGCTATAAAGAGGATTCTGGTGGAAATTTATACTTTCCCAAGCAAGATCTAGAAATAGAAACAAAAAATAATAGAACAATTATATTTCCTGGATGGGTTGAGCACAGTGTTACAGATGTTATCGAGAATGAAAGATATGCTGTCACAAAATTTGTTTGTTGCACGTCAGACAAAAAGTAGGACAGTTGGCAAGGTGTCCACTAGGTCTTGACTTTGCCCCAGAAATACCTTATATTATATTTGTTCTGAAGAAACCAGATGACCACCACACCAGTGAACAAAGAATTTTCTGATTTCTGTGCTCAGAAGGATGCACAAAACACTATTCGACTGAACATTACTAAGTATTGTCTTATTTTGTGTGATGCACTAACACAAACTGCACCAAAAACTGGTAGTAACATAGGTTTCTATCTTGACTCCATGGGTCGTAAGTATCACAAGATCTTCATGACTAAAAATGGTAAGCAAGATTCAATTCATGCCTTCATTGATAAGAAGACTGGTGAGATGTATAAACCAGCATCAATCAAGGCACCTGCAAAAGGTGTACGTTTCAATCTCTTGATCATGCAAGAACGTCAGTTTGTGTTGGATAACTGTGAATGGTCTGGTGGTTATCTCTATCGTAATGCATACTATCAGGGTTCGTAAATGAAAACTCCAGATAAGGTCAAGAAAGATTACGAAACGTGGTTTGCAGACACATTCTGCGAATTATGTGAGTATGATGATGGGGCAGAGGTTCTTCAGCACTGTATGAATCATGCTATCTCAAATCTTTCTTCATGGCATCTTAAAGAGTTACAGATTCTGAGTGACATGCACTCTATCACAGAAAAAACTTTTTCTCAACAAAACAATGCACCTGATTGACTCTCTCGAAACAAAAACTGACTGGGGAAAGATCTTCGGTATTGTAGATTCTCTCTACAGTGACAAAGGATTCACCTCCAATGCTGATAACTTTGCTCGTGCAACTGCTGTAGAGAAAGGAATTGCAAAGTTCTCAGATCTTGAACGTGTTGATCAAACTGGTTATGATTTTCTCTTCGGTGATAAGAAAGTAGAACTGAAGATGGGTAAGAATTTATTCTATAAACGTAAAGATGTCAATGCCACAAAAAAGTTCAAAGTCAAATCTTTCCTGAGTGAGACTAAAACTGTAGAAGATTTCAAGCAAATAAAAACATTTGACTACATGATGGTGATGGATCTTACAGCACGTCGTGTGGTGATTGTTGAAGATGAGAAGGCAAGATCACTCTATCAGGAAGGTGCTGACGGTGCCATGATTGAACTGAAGTTGGGTGACTATTATGAGTGTGATCTGGGTGAGTATGATGTTACTCAACCACCATCATATCTGTCTGATGCTATCAACAAAGCAATCGAGGGTTATCTTGACTTCTAAGGAAAAACTTTTATTCATAAGTTCATTCTTCATCATGATGAATTGGGGAACTCGATTAACTTATTCTTTACTGAGTGGTTTTTGAGTGTGCCAGTTGGTTGAAGTGTCCACTATCACTTGATTTCCCTGTCGTTCCGTGCCATACTAACAGTATGAAAAACACAACCATGCAAAACAAGCACCAAGAGCATCCCGAAGATGAGATCCTGACTGGTGATCTATCTGCCATTGATCTACTCTACAATTTCACACATGCAAGTGTGAAGATGGATGGTATTGCTATTGTTTGGGGCAAAGATCCTGCCACTGGCACATTCTTCGTTGGTAACAAAGCAGTTTTCAACAAGAAAAAGATCCGTATTGCACACTCTCCCGAAGAGATTGAATTCTTTTATGATGGTGAGATGGCAGAGATTCTTCATCTTGCTTATCAGTTTCTCCCTCGCACTGATAGAATCTTTCAAGGTGACTTCCTTGGTTGGGGTGCTGAACGTATCTTTACTCAGAATACTATCTCTTATGAATTTCCCGAGTATGTGACACAAAAGTTCATTGTTGCACCTCATACAGAATACTTTGCAGAAGATGATCTTCGCAATGCTGTAGCATCTCCACTTAAAGAACATTTTATTGACAATCAAAAGGTTAAGTGGGTTCAACCTTGTGTCGATTGGATGCGAGGACCAGAAACACCACGAATTGATGTCAGTGAGGTTAAGTTTCTAGATCAACGTACAGCAGATTGTTGTAAGAAAATCATCAATGCTTTCATTCGAGAACAAAAAGCACTGACACATGAATTGCTGACGTTGGTGTTTGATTGTCCTAAACTTGCAAGTCTTTATCTCACTGTCATTGAGATGAAAGAGGATCTGATGGATAGTTTCAAGATCACAAATTGTCCCAAGTCTTTCATTGGGTCTCTGCAAATCAAGCAGGAGGGTTTCACTATTGCCGATGATTCTGGGATGGTGATTAAACTTGTAGATCGTGAAATTTTCTCGATGTTCAACTTTAACATGCCAAAACGGTGGGAGACACCTGGACGATGAAACAAGTGGCACACAGACCCTTGTAGATGCCTCTCAGTCGTGTATTATTAAAGAGTCAAAGGAAAACACCATGATCCTCTCACAAGCATCAAATCTTCAAACTCGTCAACGTGTCTGGATTGGTCGTAAATCTGATTTAGGTCCACAAATTGGATACGGTGATCAACCAACACAACTTGAATCTGAATGGATTGCTGGTGTTTATGCTGAAAAGTATGAAGAAGAAGCAAAGTCAAAAATCCCATGCTTTGAGTAATCCTTCCGAAGAACTTTCGTACTAAATTACAATGTGTTATCCTACTATCCAATCACCTATGGACTACAATCAAATGTCTTACTCTGATCAACGTCGTGAACGTCTAAATGTTGCCATCTTTGACTACATTTCAGACGAAGAAACGGGAATGGAAGAACTATTTGATGATATTATTGCAGAGGTTCGTGATAGTCATGAATACTTTGCAAGATATGAGAAAAAATGTGCAAATCTACTCGATAAATTGAATGCAGTCAGAGATGCATCTGCGGACGATTGGGAAGATTTTTGGAACTCTACAGAAGAAGAAATCTCGTCGGACGATTGTTGATGGAAAATCTTTTTAAACTTGCAACTGAGGTCGCAGAATCATCACCTTCAAAGAAAAAGGTTGGTGCTATTCTACTTAAAAAGAATCGTGTTCTTGTTTGTGCAACTAACAATGAGAAAAAAACTCATCCACTTCAAGCACATTGGGCACAAAAAGTAGGACGACCACAAAAAATCTATCTTCATGCAGAATTATCTGCTTTAGTTAAATCTAAAGAAGATGGAGATAAAATTGTTGTTGCTCGTTTAGGAGGTCACAAACAAAATGAACTTAGAATGGCAAAACCTTGTCCAATTTGTGAAGCATACCTCAGAGAATGTGGCATCAAAGATGTCTATTACTCTGTGACAAATAACAAATGGTCCTATGAACATTGGGAGGATTAATTGATGGCAACTTGGAGAGCATCTTGTTGGTTGGGTTCTTCTGCTGGAGAACAAATTTTAGAGGTCGAGGCTAACACCTTCCATGGTGCAGATTCTCAACTTAGAAGAATCTACGGTGCTGAACGTGTTAGTAATCTACATGAGGTTAGTTCTGGTGGAGGTTCTTCACTCTCCGACATAGGAGATATGGGTGGTTGGTTTGTACTTGGTTGCATAGTATTTGCCACATGGTTGATGATGGAGTTCTGGTGGATTATTGTACCTATCGGAGCAATTTGTGCTTTAGGGTGGATTGCG